GTAGGTTTCCTCACCGGCATCGTTCTCGGTGATTTTTGCGTAATACAGTCTGTCAAGACCGATCGTTGCCATGATTCATTCCTCCAGTTCGTAGATTTGCGCCACGTCAATGGCGTAGTGATGGTAGCCGGTCTCGGTCTCAAAGCCGATGTACCGGCGGTCGGTAATATAAAAATCCGCACCCAGCAAGGCACGGACAAGGTCATTTTTCAGTTTGGTGTAACTGCCCTTTGTGAAGAGGGACAGCCGTGCCTCCTGCGTTTCGCAGCCGGGGGTGTTGTCAGCGTGAAGCTCAAAGCTGTCCGACAGCGGCGTAATCACCAGATAGGTGTCCGGTGCTTTACCGGAGAACACACCCGTTTCCACGGACACGCCGCAATGCTCGGCGATGGTTTGTAAATCGGATAGCAGACTCACAGCTTTTCCACCTCCTCATCCAGCGCCTTGGTCATGGCATCGATGCATTCCTGCCGGGATGCCGTTTTCGCAGGTTTCAGAAACGGTTTTGCAGGCTGACCGTGCTTGCCGTATTCGATGATGTTGGCCAGCTTGGCATTGCTGCTGCCGTCCGAGCGGGGTTCTGCGAAGCCGACCTTGATGTCGTGGTTACCGTCCCGGTTCAGTTTGGAGGGAGAAAGGCCAAGCGCACCTTCCAGTTCGCCTGTGGTGCGGGATTTGAACTTTGTCCCTCTGCCAATAACGGAGGAGAGATTGCTCTTGACTTTTTTCAGCACCACCTCGCCACCGGCCTGCAGGACGGTATCCGCAACGCTGTCAAAGTTGCTGCCGAGCTTGGAAATCTTCAGGAGGAAATCCTCCGGCATTTTCATATCGCACTTAGCCAACGGTCGGCACCTCCTTCTTTGCCAGCACCTCAATGTACATCCCACGCCCCTTTACATCCTCCACGGACACAATGTCGTAGCGACAGTCATCGCAGATGAGAAACTGGTCGGTAGTGACCGTCAGCCCAGGAATATACCGAAAGCGGAACAGGTCGGTCGCTTCACTGAATGCAGCGAGGTTTGCCCACCGCTGACTGCCGTGCCGACCTTCCCGATAGACACGGACGGAAGCGAGGACTTCATCCTCAGAATGAGTAAAGCCCTCGCTGTCCTTGACTTGGCGGGTTTCTACGATGTCGGCAAAGCCGTTCATTTTTCCGAAGCTCATACCTGCCACCGCCTATCCAAACGGAGAAGCAGATTAACCGTGTTCCACACCTGTTGTGCCGCTCCGGTGTTATCCGCAAAGAAGCCGCCTGTCGAGCCATCTCTCGATTCATAGAAGTGGGAGGACAGCATGATAACGGCCTGCTCCGTGGTAGGCGGCATGGGGTTCTCCGTGTAATAGCCCTCCGGGATGTGCTGGTAGCTTTCGGCGTAAGAAACAGCGGCGGTGATGTAGCTTTTTAGCAAGGCATCATCCGCCGTGTGTTCCAGGATAAGGTTGGCTTTCACTTTGGAAAGAAGCTCGTCCATCACCGCCGCCTCCTTTCATTAGGTGCCGGAAGAGGCAGTGCCCTTCTGCTGCAGCACCTTGATAGCTTCGGGCAGAATGAGCTTGCCGTCCAGGCGCTTGGATGCGATGAAACCGATCTGACCGGTCTCCGCAAAGCGCTCGTTCAGACGCTTGAAGGTAATACCCAGGCGGTCGCCGATCCAGTAGTAGTTGAAATCCCCGAATGCTACAGTTTTCTTACCTGCCGCCAGTTCGGGAGCATAGGGAGAAGTATAGATACGCTTGCCGAGCAGCGTATCAAAACCGCCCTCATGCAGAGCGGGCTGCCACAGATACTGACCATTGGAGTCCTTCAGCTTGCGGATGTTCTTCATGGTGGAGTCATTCAGAAGCCACACGGCGTTCTTGCGATAGGCGCTGTTCAGAGAGTAGAACAGGTCGATCAGCTCGTCGGCAGTGATGGCGGTCGCGGAAGCCGCCGTGACACCAAGCTGACCGCCGCCCGTAGCATTGAAAATACCCATGGGCTTGCCGCTGCCGTCGCCGGTGAGGAACGCCTCTTCCTCCTTGTTGCCGATGCGACGGGCAAACTCGGTGCGGAAGTAGGCTTCCAGGTCAAAGGCAGAGTCGTTCAGAAGCTCTTCGGACACCTTGATCATGGTAGCGACCTTGTGTGCGCCGATAAGCTGCTGACCGAATGCATCATCACCTTCGGGAATCGTGCCTTCCTCATCGACCCAAGCGGCGGTGCCCTTGGTGGCAACGACGGGGATTTTGTGGCTGCCGGATGCGGTGGTAATGACATGAGCCAGGCTTCTGACCACATTCTCTGCGGAAAGGGACTGCACCAGGGTCTGCTCGAATTCGTCGGGAACGAGGTAGCCGCCCTCACTGTCCACGCCTTCCTGCAGAGCGTTGCGGATCTCTGCGGTCAGCATACCACCCTTGGTACGGGCCTGCGCCCAGAATGCCTTCTTATAGGCGTCAGAGGCTCGACCGGTTTTGGTATCTACCTTTGCCGTATCAGGCTTCTGCGTGATGGGAGTGTTGACTGGGGTGTTCAGTTCTCGCTCAAAAGCGTCCAGACGCTCCTGACGCTCGATCTCGTGGCCGAGGTCGACAATCTCCTGTTCCATCTTCTCATAGGTGGCGGTGTCCTCGGCGGAGAGGACACCTTTGTCGCTTCTGTGGGAGTCGAGGAACGCCTTCGTCTGCTCCCAGGTCTTTGCACGCTGTGCGCGCAGTTCGTTGATTTTACTCATTGTTTGTATCCTCCTTAAGGTTTGATCAGTGCGAGTCTCTTTTCGAGCTCGGAGATGGGTGTGCCTGCACTTTTCGCAGGTTCGGACGGGGTGTGATGGCTCTTGACCTTGGACATAAGCGAGTTGGTGACGGCTCTGCGGCTGAACACGAAGCTGTCCTCCGCGGCAGTGCTTTCAGCGTCTGCTTTGAACAGCAAATCGTCGGCGAAGCCCAGCTCCACAGCCTTGTTGGCATTCATCCAGGTCTCGGCATCCATGAGGTGGCTGAGCTTGGCACGGGACAAGCCGGTCTTGATCTCATAGGCATTGATGATGCTTTCCTTGACTTCGGAGAGCATATCGATTGCCTTCTGCATCTCCTCGCTGTCACCGATAGCGACCGTCAAGGGGTTGTGGATCATCATGAGCGCCGTGGGCGACATGAGCACCTTTGTACCCGCCATCGCAATGACGGATGCGGCAGAGGCGGCAATGCCATCGATCTTGACTGTGACGTCGCCGTGGTAGTCCATCAGCATATTGTAGATTTGGGCGGCTGCCACGCAGTCACCACCAGGCGAGTTGATCCAGACGGTGATATTCCCGGAGCCAGACATCAGCTCATCCTTGAAAAGCTGCGGCGTGACATCATCGTCAAACCAGCTTTCCTCAGCGATCGTGCCGTTTAAGAACAGGGTTCTCTCTTGGATCTGTTCCTGTGTCTCCTCGTTGGTCACCGTCCTGCTTTTCCAATTCCAGAACTTCTTCATCGGATTTTTCCTCCTTTCCGTTATCGGTGTTGATATTTGCAAAAGCTCCGGCGTTTTGCAGCGGGAGCATATTGCCGTTGATAAGGTACAGGTCGCCGCCGTCCTCTGCCGGGATACGGTCGAGGTTTTCCAGCTCTCGGATGTCGTTGGCGGACATCCAGCCGTTCTGACGACCGATAGCGTACCCGTTCATGCGGCTCTGATAATCGCCGCGGAGCAGGCCTTCCAGATTGAACTTCACGAAATACACGGCTTTTTCGTCCTTGGACAGGAGCGACCGCTGAATGGACTGCTCCCAGCGGATGACCCAGGGGTCAAGGGTGTATTTCACGAACTCAAGGGACTGCTGTTCGATATTAGAAAAGCTCGACTTTTCCAGGTCGCCGACCATGTGAGGTGGCACTCGGAAGATTCGAGCGATTTCATTGATTTGGAATTTTCGTGTTTCGAGAAACTGCGCCTGCTCCGGCGAGATGCCGATGGGCGTATATTTCATGCCTTCCTCAAGCACTGCGATTTTGTTTGCGTTTCCACTGCCGCCGAAGGTGGACTGCCAGCTCTCCCGCACACGCTGCGGATCCTTGATCGTGCCGGGGTGTTCCAGCACACCGCCCGGGGCGGCCCCATTGGCAAAGAACTTTGCACCGTATTCCTCACAGGCAATCGCCATGCCAATGGCGTTCTTTGCCATAGCGATGGGACTGTAGCCCACCAAGCCGTCAAAACCCAAACCGGGAATGTGAAGCACTTCGGATGGGTCAAGATAGACCGTTGAGCCTTTCATGGTGGGTGCATCGTCGGACTGGGTAGAATAGAGGTAGTAGAGCTTGCCGTTCTTGTCCCGGTTGACCTCCATGCGGTTAGGCATAAGCGGGTACAGCGCCACCACTTCGCCCTTGCCGTTGCGGATGATTTGCGCATAAGCATTTCCCCAGAGGAGCAGATGCGTCATGAGGGTTTCCCGGAATACGAAGGAACTCATCTCCGGGTTCGGCTCGTCGTGGAGCAAGCGGTAGAGCGGATGGTCGAGCGCCATTGCCTTGCCGCCGCTGTCGGTGTATTTGTAAAGGTTGAGCGGCAGTCCCGCCACTGCCTCGGACAGTATGCGGACGCAGGAATACACGGCGGTCATCTGCATGGCGGAGCGTTCTGTCACCGCTTTGCCGGAGGTCGTTCCACCGAAGAAAAAGGCGTAGTTGCTGCCCGATGTGCGGTTCTGAGGCTTGTCCCTGGATTTGAACAGCCCTGAAAAAATACCCACCTAAATCACTCTCCTTCAAAATGGGCAAAAGAAAAGCACCTGTCCGTAGACAGATGCTCTCGTTGTGTTGAATTCAGATCGTTTCGGTTTCGCTCAGTTGACGGCTGATGTCCCGTCCACCATAAATTATACGGACGGCATAGACCGTGTTTTTGGTTTCGTCCGCATAGTAGAAAATGAGATAGTTCTTGACCGGGAAGCAGCGTAATCCTTGACTTTGCCAAGGTTCCTCATCATAGAGCCGATACCGCATGGGCATCTGCTCCAAAGAGAGGATTTCTTTTGTAATTTGCCGCACCAGGTTCACAGCGACCTTCGGTTCCTGTAACTCATAGGTGATATAGTCCAGAATATCTCGAAGGTCTTGTTTTGCCTGGTCGGTGAACTCTATTTCCCAGTTCATACGCCGTAGTCTCTTTTCAGTTCATCCATGACGCTTTGTGCAGAATGGGTGCGACCGGCACGGATATCTGCCATGCCTTTCTCAAGTTCTGCATCCCGCTGCTCCTTCGTCAAAGCCCCGAAAGCTACCGGTTTGCGCTCCGGCAGTTTCATTTCAAATGGAATGCCGCGCTGCAGAACAATCTGCCGCAGAAACATACTGACCGCATTGGACATGGGGATACCCAGTTGATCAAGTACCTGTTCGGCCTGTTCTTTGATTTCAGGCTCTACACGCGCGAATACATTAGAAGTTCTTGCCATAACTCATCGCCTCCTTGCGAATATAGTATACCACTTTTGCTTGCGATATGCAAGCGGTTCGCAAGAAGTTTACAATTTCAGATAAACAGCAGGCCCCTTGTGTCGTATACGCTCTCTACATTCTCATTGCCGCAGCGAATAGCGCGGTCGAGTGCCATTATCGTTGCCACGGCACCGTCGATTTTCTCTGTGGATTTTTCCTTGTCCGGCTTGATGTTTCCGGCAGGGTCGGTGCGGATGAAAATGTTGTCCATCATCCAGCGGAGGACAGGATGCCCGCCGTGGGCAATGCGCTGTTCCAGCACCAGTTTCATCAGCTCCTTGGTGGGCGGGGACATATCCTTGAAGCCTTGCCCGAACGGAACGACCGTAAAGCCCATACCTTCCAGGTTCTGCACCATCTGCACAGCGCCCCAACGGTCAAAGGCAATTTCACGGATATTAAACCGTTCGCCCAGGCTCTCAATGAACTTCTCAATGTAGCCGTAATGAACCACATTGCCCTCGGTAGTTTGCAGGAAACCTTGCCGCTCCCACACATCATACGGTACATGGTCACGCCGGACACGGAGGTCGAGGTTGTCCTCCGGTATCCAGAAGTACGGCAGAATGATGTATTTATCGTTCTCATCCTCCGGCGGGAATACCAGCACAAAGGCCGTAATATCCGTGGTGGAGGACAAGTCCAGACCACCGTAGCAGACACGGCCTTCCAGATCATCCTCGCTGACGGCGAACTCGCATTTGTCCCATTTCTCCATGGGCATCCATCGGACTGCTTGTTTGACCCATTGGTTCAAACGAAGCTGCCGGAAGGAGTTCTCCTCGCCGGGGTTCTGCTTCGCCGATTCACAGGCGTCCTTGACCTTGTCGATGCCCACTGTAATGCCGAGGGACGGATTTGCCTTCTTCCAGACCGCCGGATCTGTCCAATCATCCGATTCCTCCGCACCGTAGATCACAGGGTAAAAGGTGTGGTCAACCTTCCGTCCGGCAATGATATCCTGTGCCTTTTGGTGTATCTCATAGCAGATGGACTTCGTATCGTTGCCTGCCGTAGTGATAAGGAAATACAGTGGCTGCATTCGGGCATCGCCGGAGCCTTTGGTCATAACATCAAATAGCTTGCGGTTGGGCTGGGTGTGCAGCTCGTCAAATACCACGCCGTGAGTGTTAAAGCCGTGCTTGTTGCCCACATCGGCAGAGAGCACCTGGTAGATACTGCCCGTCGGCTGATAAATGAGCCGCTTCTGGGAATCCAGTATCTTGACCCGCTTGGAGAGCGCAGGACACATCCGCACCATGTCAGCCGCCACATTGAAAACGATGGATGCTTGCTGACGGTCGGCGGCACAGCCGTAGACCTCGGCGCGTTCCTCTCCGTCACCGCAGGTGAGCAGAAGTGCCACCGCAGCGGCAAGTTCGGACTTGCCCTGCTTCTTCGGGATTTCGATGTATGCGGTGTTGAACTGCCGATAGCTGTTGGGCTTGAGGACACCAAAGATGTCCCGAATGATCTGCTCCTGCCAGTCAATAAGCTCGAAGGGCTTTCTTGCCCAGGTGCCTTTGGTGTGGCAGAGACTTTCGATGAACATGACGGCATAATCCGCAGCGTCCGTATCATAGTGGGAAGTTTTCTCCATGAACCTTGTCGGCTTGTAGTTCTTCAGTTTTCGCAATTTCTCACCCCCTCCGGCAGAGCAATAAAAATAGCCGCCACCGAAATCGGTGCGACCTTCCGTATAACGAGCAGCAGCCCCTCTCGGAGCCGTTGCTTTGAATTGTTGTGGCTTACCAGTTCTCGCTGTGGAGCAGAAGCTCCAGCGCAAGTTGTGTGTTTTCATCGGTGGGCTCAATGTCCCAGCCTCTATCGTAGTTGCAGACGATTTTGCCGTCCCGCTTGAGCATGAGCTTGGAAATGCGTCCGCCGTCGATACCCCACTCGGAGCCTTTGTCGTACTGCTTCATCCAGTAGTGAAAAACCTCACCGTTAACTCTGATGCTGCCTTCTTTCCACATAATCGTGTACCTCCGTTTGTTTTGTTGTGAGTGTATATTACCGTCATGTCTGGGATATATCCAGTCATTTCGGAGGCATATAGTACACGATCATTCGGAGTAAAAACTGTGTATTTTACAGCGTTATTCCGGCTGGCGGCAGCGGTGAATGGAGGCGATGATCTGCTCCTGCTCCTCCGGCTTTACGCCGATGGAGTCGAGTGCTTCCCTTGTGCCACAATCCGGGCAGATGAGGGTTTGGTTGTCAACTCTGGAAAGAGCAGCGGGTTCACTGTAGGCACGACCACACCGTGCGCAGATTTGAATCCGTATCACATTATTTTCTTTCATACCCGCATACCTCCATGGATTTATCATAGGCCGCAAGCAGAATGCCTGGGTCAAAGTAAAAGGTGTCGTAGCCCTCAAGGCAGGTGTCCATGTAGAAATCCGATGGAACGCCGATTGGCCTTTCCTCATGCATGATATAGACGAAAGCTGTGACCGTTCTGTGCTTACCTGTGCGGATACCTTTATATTTCACCTTAAGCTCCCGCTTGTAATAGAAATTGGGGTAGCCTTCATAGCGGTCGAGGGCTTTCTCGTCCTGCGCGGTCACTTCCCAGATAACGATGGGAACTGTACCGGTTTCACATTTCTCAATCGTGAGGTAAGAGCCGGTCTTGCTGCCCTTGAACAGAAGCTCCCATCCGCTGAGTCTTGCCGTGCCGCAGATGGTCGCATGAGGGCAGCGCATCCGCATCTGACGGACGTTGAGGTTGCTGCCATAAGCGATGTAATAGCGTTTTTCCATAAAAAATACTCCTTTCCGAAGTTGCCTTCTACCACCGAAAGCCCGCCATCAGCGGGTTCGGGGGCCTCTGGGCTGCGTCCTTCAAGCGGCTGCTCTGCCGCTGCGGAAAGCTGCATCCCCATCCAGGCGCTTCGTGAGGAGCTCTCTTGCGGTCTTGAACTCGTCGCCAATAAAGCCGAGGCGAAGGAGCCAAGTGCGCATTGCGTATTTGGGGTTCTCGTTCTGCTGGGGCTTGGGGCTTGCGGTTCTGACCATCTTTGCCATCTGGCTCAGGGCGAGGCACAGCTGAATGTAACTCTTGAGCTGTCCAGCGTGGAGTCCGTTCTGCTTACCGTCTGCCGGAGCATCGAACTGGAAGAGCCGGAACTCGACCGTTCCCTTGGTGAAGGTGGCGTGGAGGTTCAGCATATGGTAGCGGCTGTCGTTGTAGTGCTGGCTTCTGCCGTAGTCGGCGTTCTGGCTGCCGTACCAAATATCAGCCAAGGCTGCCATGGTGGTGGGTTTTCTGTTGTTCAGCCGTTCCAGGAATCTGGGGTCAACCGTGCGGCAGTAGCGGCTGATGCGGCCTCTGTCGAGGTTCAGTGCGCTTGCCAGGAGGTCTTCGTGGCTTGCCATGATGTTTGCGAGGTTTCGGAGCGTTTGGGGCGTGTGCCCCTTGGCACCGATGTGAATGTGAACGCCGCAGCCTCTGGTGGCATCGCTTTTTGCTCCGGCTTTGCGGAGGCGGCGAACCAGCTCCTGCAAGGTCTCCATGTCAACGTAGGTGAGGATCGGCGTGACCATCTCGCATTTCTCGCTGTCTGGGCCCGCGATGCTGACGTCCTTCTGAAATTTCCACTCGCGTCCGCTCTCATCCCAAGCCGACCAAGTGCAGTAGCCGTTGCGGTAAGAGGTGTTCTCGTACCGTCCGGTACCGAAGAAGGTGGCTGCCAGCCTTGCGGCTTTCTCTCTGGTGATACTGTTCATTTCGACCTCGACCCCGATGGTCTGCTTCTTCATTTCGGCTACCTGGTTTTCTGTTCTCTGGCTCATGTTTGTGACCTCCGTTTTGGTTTGTTTTCCCTTTCGGTAGTCACATATTACCTCTGAAAGCACACTATATCCAGTTATATCTGAGCTATAAACTACACGATCTTGTGGTCTGGAAACTGTGTATATTACAGCACTCCGTCATCATCCGGTTGGCTGGAAAGCGGTTTGAAATCCAAGGTCTCCAGCATCAGTTGGGCTCCGAGGCGGTAACCGTCAATGAAGGCTTGCACGGTTTCCTCCGCCTTAAGAGAATCAATATCTCCGAAAAGCTGCTCCAAGGTGGCGACCTCCTCAGTCCTCATGAAGCTACGGAGCATCTGAATGCTTTTGTCGATGCGCTGATTGAGTTCCTGCTCATCAGTATCGGGAGGAGCGGTTCGCTCCCAGGGGTGTATCTCGCCAAAGTATAGGCGGCGCAGCAGTTCATTTTTCATCTGCGTCACACCCCGAAAAAAGAACTCGGCATTCATCCTCGCCCCAGGCCACGCTCAGACCGCATCCGTTATCCCAAGCGACCATGATGGAGCCAATATCGTCAACCCCACGCACAGTGCCTTTCGTGCCGATGGGCGGAGCCTGTGGGTCGTCCATTTGGAGAAGTTCGACCCGTGTGCCCTTCGGGAACCGCTCACGAAGGGCTTGTAGGGCTTCTTTTGAAATCATTCGCATACTTCCACCTCCGACCGCTGACCGTTTCTGAAGGCAGAACTGCCCGCCAGATTGCGAAGGAGTATTTTTCGTGCGGTTTTGTATTCCGCGCCGATGAAGCCAAGCCGCAGGAGAAAGCAGCGGAATGCATATTTCTCATTGTCGGTCGGCTTTTCCGTTGCGTTGATCCGTTTCTGATTCCGTGCCATCTCGCACAGCTTGCAGATGAAAGTGTCGTAGGCGTTCATCTCGTCCGGGGTGGGAGTCGCCGGGAACCAAGGGAAGGATACATTCGTGTCCGTGATCTCCAACGGCAGATCGTCCACACCAAGGGCTTTCTTGATAAGACCGCCCTTGGCGGCAATGAGTGCCTTGAGGTTTTCCAGATTGCTGTCGGTGAACAGACTCTTCGGCATGGAAATGCAGACGGTGCAAGGCTCGTCCTCGGCATCGGTGTGGCTCTGGTCGATGTCAAAGCCCTCATCGTAGATGTGCTGCAGCAGGCGCTCAATGACCTCACTGTCGACACGGTCATCAAAGGAAAGGCTGCCGTTTCGGTCGATGGTGAAGTAATCCACCTCATAGTTGAATGTGGGCGCACCGCAGTACTTTGCGGGAACGCCGAGCCAGTCGGAGATGGTCTTAACCAGCCGCTTGCGCTCCGCACCCTGGGCATGGATTGTAATCGTCATGTTCGTGACCTCCTTGATTTTTGGTAGTCACATATTACCGTCACGCTCGGCATATATCCAGTTATATCTTCACATTTTCGGTGTAGATTATATCGGCGTATTATCGCCGCCGGACTGTGCATACCACACAATTCCGCAGAGTACGAACCATACGCACGGGAGTGCCACGCCGTTGCCCCACATCTTATATTCCGCACTGTCGGAATACGGGTTTTTCAGCCACTTTGCGACCTGCTTGTCGGATTTCATTTTGCAGCCGGTCACTTCGGAGTAGGTCTTGAACACCTTGTGCCAAAAGTACATTTCCTTATCGGACGGTTTTTCCGTACCGAGATCGGCGCACCAGTTGTCCGGGAAGCCTTGAAGCCTGGCACACTCGGTGGGCGTCAAACGCCGGACGGTATATCCGCTTTGGATAGCACCCGGTCCTTTTGCCACCAGTGTCGGCTGAAGCTCCTTTTCAAAGGTCGGAGCGAACTTGGCGTTCTGCCCCTGGTTGAAGGTGTCCCTGCCAATGCCGTAGCAGACAGCGGTCGGGTCTTTGTAATCCCGTGCGAGGACGGTCGGCGCTTTTTCCTTGGAAACCTGGGTGAAGCTGCCCGTGGTCATGGCATAAACGGCATGGCGGTCAACGGTATTTAAGGTGAAGCTGACATCCTCGTTGATGCCGTCGCCCTGGGGACCGTTCTTGTCCTCACGGCCGATCATGGAACCTTGCAGCACAAAGGTCTGCTGTTTCGTCCCTGCGTTGGCGCACACCACAGCGGAGCGGTCGCCAAGGTCACGAACCTCATCACGCTGATTCTGCGTGAAAGCAACAACGGCGATGCCGCCCTGGTTACAGGAAGGATTACCGCCGTTGCCGTCCAGCGTCCGTGCGGTTTCCGCTTCGTAGATGCCGCTGTGGGGATTATCCGACTTCATGGCGTTGGAGTCCTTGGATGAGATGCCGAAGGGCTGAAGGATGCAGGTGAAATTGTCCTTGTCCGGCATCCGCTGATTTCCACCTGCGTTCTGTTTGGTGAGAGTCGGAGAAACCTGTCCGCCGTCCCAGCCGCAAGGCTCGAACAGCGTCTGGTCGTTGTTACAGGACAGAGTTGCGGACTTATTCTCCTGAATGAGCACACCCTTGCCGCCGCCTTCGCAGCCGGAGCGGATCTTCATCACAAGCGGTACATTGTTGCCGCCCGTGCCCATGCGTGAGGTCAGTGTCTGCACATTCCCGTCCTCGGAAAGTTTGACTCTGCTGTCGGTAGGATGGTTTTCCAATGCGACCGCTGCGGGAACGACCCCAGCACGGAGCGTGGGAGAGCATTCCTCCTCATAGCCGATGGTGCGGCTCTTTGCGGAATGCTCGGTGCAAAATCCTGCCGACTCCATCACGCAGGGCGGATGCCCGTGATTTTCTGCTCGGAGCGTTGCCGCAACATCCTCGGAAACTTCCATGCGGTTGCCGCCCTGGTCATTCAAAACAATGCCGTTACGACCGGTACTCATTCCACAGTTCACGCCGAGGGTGGCGGAAGTGTCGTCCGTCAGACTGCCGTTGTATCCATCGAAGCCTGTCGCTCCAGCGCAAGGCGTAAAACTTCCGGCAGCTCTTTGCCACGAGCGGAAGCCCTCCGCAGAATACCCAGACAGGCCTTCTGACTCAAATAATACTTTTCCGGCACTTCCGCCTGCAAGATCTGCGACAAGGTAGATGCGGCGTCTTCGCTGGGGAACTCCCCAGTATTGTGCGTCAAGAGTTCGGTACGCAACGCTCCATCCGTCTCCCATGTAAATGTCGGCGTAGGGCCATCGTGCTTTTTCAGGCATAGGCACCTCGGCACTCGGTTCGACGATGCCGATGACCGCTTCGAGGACGGCTTTGAAGTCCTCGCCCTTGTTTGAGGAGAAAGCGCCTGGGACGTTTTCCCATACGATGTATCTTGGATATCTGCCACCTGTGGTACACCTCATTTCTTTTATAATTCGGACGGCTTCGTAGAAAAGACTGGAACGGGAACCGTCCAGACCGTCTCTTCGGCCTGCCACGCTCATGTCCTGGCACGGGCTGCCGAAGGTGATAATATCCACGGGTTCAATCTTGCCGCCGTCCATAGCGGAGATGTTCCCGTAGTGTTTCATAAAGGGAAGGCGCTTGGTGGTTACCCGAATGGGAAACGGCTCTATTTCCGATGCCCACACGGGAGTGATACCGGCAAGCAGTCCGCCCAACGGAAAACCCCCGGAGCCGTCAAACAGGCTTCCGAGGGTCAAAGTCTTATTCTTCATGTGTTTTCACCTCGCAATCGGTCTTTCAGGGCAGAATAAAACGCTTTGCTTTTCAGAGGCTTTCCGGCGTTCTGCCATTCCTCTTCAAAGTCAAAGCGTTTCTCCAGTTCTTCCACCGAGTAGTCTGCGCGGAACTTTCGCCATGTCATACCGTCCCATGTTTTCAGCTGTTCCCACAGTTCAGGAAAGTGCCGGTACAGCTTTTGCAGCTCCGAGAGAGACTGTAACGGGCAGCACCAGCAGGACACCCTGCGGAATATTTCATACAGCCCATCCCAATCAAAGCCGTGGTCATAACAATACCGAAGGCATTCCGCTTCGGTGATGTTCCAGTCCACAAGCGGATGCCGGTGGTTGGGATTCTGATTATTCTTCCGTTCCAGGCGGTACCCCTCATCTGCGGCAAGGCCCACATACTCGATTACGGTGTATGTTTCTCGCAGATTTCGCAGATACCGTTCTCTCGGCTCATTTTTCAGCCGTTCCGTACACCAGCGCATTTTTGGCCCCGCCCAGCCGTAGCCGAGGTGGTCTGCACCGTACTTTTCAGCGAAAGTGGTGCTGCGCTTGCGGCGAATGGGATGCTGGCAGAAATAGTACTCAAAGGTATGCGGTGCCTTGATGCGTGTAATGGGCCTTCCAATGTACTGCTCGACTTTTTCCAGGTGCGCATACAGTCCCGGAAACTCCAAGCCGGTATCGCAGAAGAGGATATCATCGACCGGCATTCCTTTTTCCAGCATCATAAGCAGCATGGCGGTAGAGTCCTTGCCGCCAGAAAGGGAAACCACATGGTATTCCGGCTTACTCTGTTCCATCGCACACCTCGCTGAATTTGTATTCTTTTCCGCCCCGCAGAACGCTGACCTTTTCATCCGAGCCGACCTGCTCGATGTATCTGCGGACAATGACATCGCAGAACTTTTCGTCCAGTTCGATGGTGCAGCAGATGCGGTCGGTCTGCTCACAGGCAATCAGCGTAGAGCCGCTGCCGCCGAAGGGGTCAAGCACCACGGAGTTTGCCATGGAGCTGTTCTGGATGGGATACGCCAGAAGCGGAATAGGCTTCATAGTGGGATGGTCACCGTTTTTCTTCGGCTTATCAAACTCCCAAATGGTGGACTCCTTGCGTCCGGTGTACCACTGGTGCTTGCCTTTCTTTTTCCAACCGTAGAGACACGGCTCGTGCTGCCACTGGTACGGAGAGCGTCCCAGTACCAGGGACTGCTTTTTCCAGATACAGCAGCCGGAGAGGTAGAAGCCCGCATCGGCAAAGGCTCTGCGGAAGTTCAGCCCCTCAGTATCAGCATGAAACACATAAATGGACGCATCGTCTGCCATAGCCTTTTCCATGCAGGAGAATGCATCGAAGAGGAAGTCGAAAAACTTCTCCGATGCCATGTTGTCGTTCTTGATTTTCCCGGCGCTGCCCTCGTAGTTCACATTGTAGGGCGGGTCGGTGATGACGAGGTTTGCTTTGCGGCCGTCCATGAGAGCGGTGTAGGTTTCCCCCTTGGTACTGTCGCCGCAGATGAGCCGATGCCGCCCCAGCGTCCAGATGTCGCCGGGCTTCGTGAAGGTAGGCTTTTGCAGCTCGGCATCCACATCGAAATCGTCCTCTTTGGCTTCGATTCCATCGTCAAACAGCTTTGACAGCTCTTTTTCGTCAAAACCTGTGAGGAGCGGGTCGAAGTCTGCCGCCTGCAAGGACTCAATCTCCACACGCAGGAGTTCTTCATCCCAGCCCGCATCCATCGCCATGCGGTTGTCGGCAATGATGTAGGCTTTCTTCTGGGCTTCGGTGAGGTGGTCGGCAAAGACGCACGGCACCTCGGTGATGCCTTCCTCCTTGGCGGCAAGAATACGACCGTGACCGGCAATAACGCCATAGTCACGGTCGATGATGACAGGATTGATAAAACCGAACTCACGGAGCGAGGAGCGGAGTTTGTTGATCTGCTCCGGCGAATGGGTACGGGCGTTATTGACATAGGGAACCAGCTTCGTGATAGGTACGAGCTGCATCTCGGTTGTTGTTTTCATCAGACCAGCCCCCATTCCGCAAACTTCTCGAAGCCGCCGAGGTCGGAGATGTATTTTCGAGCAGTTTCGACAATTTCCTCATACGGTCTACCATCCACGGCATCGTCCCCAATAGCGCAGCAGAGTGTCACGGGCTTGCCGATCTCCTGGGCTTTGAGGAAAGCGTAAATGTTTACGCTGACATCTGCCTTGGACAGGTCTTTGCCGTGCAGACCGCCGCCTGTCACCGAGTCGGCCATGTCGGAGCCGAGCTTGCGGTTGGCAGCGCCGGTGTCCACATCGGTGCCGCCCGTCCAATCGCCGAGCGGGTTGATCTCCGCATCGGGATACAGCTTTCGGAGTGCATCCGAAGATGCGTTGCTCTGGCAGAGGATGAGCCGGCCACCATCCAGAATGTATTTGCCGTCAAAGGGATACACGGAGAAAATATTCCGTGCAATCTGCGACAGCATTTTCTGCTCCTCGGTTACGGGCATTCCTTTGAAGATGCCGTTGTCACCGCAGCGGACGCCGTCTGCCTGGTTGTCGGCAAGGTGACTGTCCTGCGGCACTTCCACATAGTCCACAGCGAGGTTTCCAGCAATGCGGTGAACGGCGGCGGTGATTTCCTCTATCGGAATACTCACCGAAGCCTCCGCAATGATGTAGCACACGCCGTGACCGATGAGCACTTCCACGGCGATGCGGGGATTCTCGGATTTCTGGTATACCAGATCCACCAGCGCACCGGCGATTCGGTCAGCCACCTTGTCCGGGTGGCACGGATTGACTTTTTCAAACATGGCGTTACCCCTTTCTCGCACGGAGTAGGCGCTCCATCAGGTCATCCTGCGGCGTAGACTCGCCGTATTCCGTGCTGCAGTTTTCTTTCACGATCTGGAAAATCTCATTCCAGAGCCGAACCGCCTGGTTCATGTAGTTGATGCCGATGTTGATAAACGGAGACGGGATCGGCTTTCCTGTGGTGGGGTGCTTGGAGAGGAAACCCATGCGGTTGGTCATTTCCTCGCACTGCACCCAACGGGCGGAACACATGGCGTAGCGCTCCAAAAGCTGCGGCGACACCTTTGCGGCGCAGCCGATACCTTTGAGCCATTGCCAGGTTTCCGTGTAGATTTCCTGCGCCTGCAGGACGCTGCCGTCCCGCTGCTCGGCAGAAAGAAAATCATGGGGCTTCGGCATAGCAACACCCTCGACTTCGGGAATATCCAGCACTTCAAGTTTTCTGCCGCCGGGATTCCCGTTTTCGGCTTTCTCCTTGACTGCGGTTTTTTTCCTTCCCGCACCGGGTCTTGCACCACCGCGCCCGCCTGTGTTATTCGATTTTGTGGGCATCCGAGTTCACCTCCCTTAATTACCCTTTTGATTTTGCCTTTTTCGCACACGTGACCCCGGGCCGTTGCCCGACCGAGAGGGTCGTAGAGATTTGACCGCCCCTACCGGTCACCAAGGTCGTGGTGTATCTTCGTGTGGCAGGACTGGCACAGACTCATGAGGTTCTCTCTTGCGTGAGTGCCGCCCTTGGAAACGGGCAGAATGTGGTGTACTTCCTGCACTGGTGTCAGCCGACCTTCCTTGAGACACTGTTCACACAGCGGATGCTCTGCGACGTAGCGGTCACGGATGCGCTTCCACGCTCTGCCGTATTTGCGGTTGACATCGGAGCTGCGCTCGTATTTGTCGTACTTGCGGCGTTCCTCCACACGGTGCTGTTCACAAAACTGTCCTTCACAGAGGTTGGGACAGCCGGGGTGAGAACACGGTCGCAGCGGTTTCTTCGGCATCGTTTCACCTCCTTGGGCATAAGAAAAGCCCCACGGGATTGCTCCCATGAGGCTGTCCTCGATTCTTTTTCGCTGATTATATCATATCATAATGTCGAGGTGGGCATCTACCGACAAAGGCGGGTATTTCCGGCGTCTTTCAGATCCGAATCGGGTCGGTGGGTAAAACCACTGCCGAAAGAGCTGCCTTATGCCATCTGCGAATGGTGCTTTCATCTGCGTTCAACTCTCCGCCAATCTGCTCCCAGGTCATGTTGTGGATGTAGCGGTAGCGGAGGACCATTCGCTCATTGACATTGGCAACAGTGTCCACTGTCGTGCGGATCTGCCGTTTCAAGTCAACGAGGGTGTCAATCTCATTGTTGACCACTTTTTCAAGGTCCATGATCTTTTCCAGGCACCGCACGAAGGGCGCATCCGTGTTGCGAGAGGTCTGCACTTTTTCCTCCCAGGACGGCGAGGAGATACCGCAGGCCATTTCCCGCAGGCGGGTGATCTCCGCAATGTTGGAATCGATACGCTGGTCGAGGCGGTATGCCTGACTGAGATATTCCTTTGCCGTCATACGCCGTACACCTCCCGGTGGAGTTTTTCGATCAGCACCTCACCGTCCAGAGAAGTAAGCGTCTGAAACCAGCCGGAGCGGAAGAACCGCTCACAATCCTTCCTGACGGATTCGGCATCCTTGTCCCAGGGGTATTTCTTCAAACGGCGCAGCGCACGGCGATGGTCTTTCGCTGCCGCCAGAATAATAGCGTTTGCGAGGTTTGTATAACAGGTTTCCATTCTCATCCCTCCAAGTTAGCCTTGACCGCATCAATGAGTGCAGTCTGGGTCTTTTCTTTTTTTCGGAGCGCAGTCATGATGCGCTCGTCGATGGTGTCTTTGGCAATAATGTGGTGAATGACCACGGTATCGGCGGTCTGTCCCTGTCGCCACAGTCGGGCGTTGGTCTGCTGGTAAAGCTCCAGCGACCAGGTCAGCCCAAACCAGATGAGGGTCGAGCCGCCTGCCTGCAGGTTCAGCCCATGACCGGCAGAAGCCGGGTGGATGAGTGCCACGGGCAGCTCACCGCTGTTCCATCTGCGGATGCTGTCGGAATCGTCCAGCAGACTGAACGGGATGTGTCGTTTGTGGAGCCGCTCGGAGATGCGCTCCAGGTCGTGCTTGAACCAGTACGCCACAAGGACGGGTTTCCCGTTTGCGGCTTCGATGAGATCCTCCAGCATATCCAGCTTGCGGTCGTGTATCTGAAACACACGCTTGTCCTCTCCGTAGACTGCTCCGTTTGCCATCTGGGAGAGCTTATTCGCAAGCGCTGCGGCGTTCCCGGCGTCGATTTCTTCGCCTTTCAGCGAGATAACCAGGTCTTGTTTCATGGCATCGTAGGCTTTGCGCTCTGTTTCGGATAGCGTCACAATGGCGTCATTATGAACGCACTCCGGCATATCCAAATGGTCGACGGCTTTCATGGAGATGGTGATGTCGGAGATGGCATCGTAAATCTTTTCCTCCGCACCGGGCAGCGGCTTGTAGCTGAACACCACCTGTCCGTTGCGCTTGTCCGGGCGGAAGAAGGTGTTGCGGTAATGGGTGATGAACCGACCGAGCCGCTTGCCCATATCAAGGATGCGGAACTCTGCCCAGAGATCCATAAGACCGTTGCTGCTTGGCGTGCCGGTCAGGCCCACGATGCGCTTGATGCCGGGACGGACTTTCAGAAGAGTTCTGAACCGCTTTGCCTGATGGCTCTTGAAGGAGGACAGCTCATCGATGACCACCATGTCGTAGTCGAAAGGGATGCCGCTCTCCTCAATGAGCCACTGGACATTCTCCCGGTTGATGATGTACACGCTGACCCGCTGCCGGAGTGCCGCCTTGCGCTCTGCTTCTGTACCGACAGCCACCGAGTAGGTCAGCCCATGCAGATGATCCCACTTGTGGATTTCCACAGGCCATGTATCTCTGGCGACACGCAGCGGAGCGATGACCAGCACCTTGCGAACCAGAAAACTGTCGAGGCAAAGATCGAAGATGGCGGAAAGCGTGATGATGCTCTTACCAAGACCCATGTCGAGGAATACAGCGGAGATTGGATGCTCCAGGATGAAGTTCGTGGCATACGCCTGGTAGTCATGCGCCTTGTATTTCACTGAGTATCCCTCCAATCTGTTCTACTCCGTCAATGCAGTACACCGAAAAGCCGAGTGCCTCCAACTGTCTTTTTCGCCTTACTTGCAGAGGGCGGAGTGTTTTGCCCGGTGCTTTCAACTCAATGAAGGCGATTCTGCCGCCGGGCAGGAGTACCAGACGGTCCGGTACTCCATCAAGGCCGGGGCTTGTAAACTTCGGTGCAAGACCGCCTTTTGTGCGTACAGCCTGCACCAGCTTTGCTTCTATCGTTTTCTCACGCATAATGGCCTCCTGTGTTCTCAAAACCCGAAAAGCCCTTTACGCGCGCAAATGCGGGTATTGCGTGCTTGTTGCTCTTTATTCCTTCTTCTTTCGATATATAAGAAAGGTTAGGAACACAGGAACAAGACCGCCTGTTTTCTTTGGTACTTATGGGGCCGCCGCCGTTCCCATGGGGTGTTCCCATAAATGTGCCGAGCGGATATGCTTCTCCCCGGAACCTGTTCCGAAGGATGTCGGGTACAGTCATTTTCATTAGGAACACTCCTTGGGAACAAAGACGTACTGCGGACCGTAAAGCGGGATACGCACCTTGCTGTCCAGCCGCTTCCAGCCAAGACGGGCAAGGATGGCGGTTAGCTCGTTGCTGTCCGTTCTGCGGATATTGGCACGTTCCTTGCCGAAGCATTCGCACCAGATCTCCATGTTGGACACCTGGGTGCGCTTGACCGTACCATGCTTTCGGGTATCGCCGAAGTCGCTGCCTGTGAGGAAGTTGCGGCGCTCGAAGATGTCCATGCCGTCCCAATCCTCCGGGAGCAGGGTGTCGAGATACAGACGGACAAGCCCTTCACGCTCATCGGACTCCATTGCCTCCCGCTGTTCTGCCTTCGACAGGGCTTCCAATTCGGCGCTCAGATATAGCTTCTCACCCTGCTTCACATACACCAGCGTTTCCGCCCAGATCTGGCAGATGAGCTCCGGGGTCAGATCCCAGGAGTGCTTGATGCCCGTACCCGGCGTCTTGACCGGCCAGAAGCGGCGGTTTCCGGTAGTGTCCCGGAGATAGCCGGACTCGGCATTGGTGGTGCCGAAGAACACGCACTGGCGCAGATGCGGCGTCGCCCGTTTGCCGAATGCCGCACGGTAAATGTCGTTCTGACGGGAGAGGAAGGAACGCAGCGTTTCCACCTCGGCCTTCTTCAGACCTGCCAGTTCGCCGATCTCCAAGATCCAGTACCCCTGCAATTTCTCTGCAGCGGTCTTATCCTTGGTGTCGCCCAGGTTCAGACTGTCCGAAAACCACTCTCCGGCCAGCTTGGCGATAAGGGTGCTTTTACCGACACCCTGGGGACCGTTCAGCACCAGCATGGAGTCAAATTTGCAGCCGGGATACAGCACACGCTTGATGGCAGCGCAGAGCGTTTTCCGGGTGACAGCTCGAACATACTCGTTATCGTCTGCGCCGAGGTAGTCGATGAGCAGCGTGTCCACACGGGGAACCTTGTCCCACTCCGGCAGATTTTCAATGAACTCCCGAATGGGATGGTAGGAGCGGTCGTCCGTGACCTTCGCCACGGCAATGTCATAGTTTCGAGCGGAGAAGGTGCCGTAGTGGGAATCCACATAGCTGATAAGCTGGGCATCATCCGCATCCCGCCAGAATTTCGAGGGGTGCCGCCAAGGCACATCGCCCTTGATCTCCATGCCGTCCAGAAGCTGATTGAACACCAGCGGTTTCAGGAGCGGGTCGTTCATGAGGATTACGGTGAGGTTCTGCAGCGTGTTTTTTACCTTGCCGGCCTTGTCCAGCTCCAAGGCTTTCTGCCAGTCCTCGTCGGAGAACTCCTCGTTTGCCTGGGCTCTGCGCTCCTCGGCAAAGACCGCTTTGACTTTCTCGTCCTTGAGGGCAAAATCCGACATTGCTTGGAAGGACGGCAGCTTGCTGGGGGCGGTATCCGGGGCGCACTTATCGTCCAGGTCACGGAAACGGTGCAGGCGCACCAGGTCAAAAGCATTCAGCAACCGACCACAGACCGGATCTGTGGCATGGTGGCTGTATGCGAACTTGCCGTCGTAGACGATGACACCGGCAGACGAATCGGCGGGGATATAGTCGTAACGGCCGTTCATCGCAGACGGCGCATATACATCCGAGAGGAAGGTGTCGATGGCTTCCTCCACGGTATAGGCACGGCAGAAAGCACCCACCACACCCGGCTTTGTCAGCGGGTCGGCCTGCTGGGCGATGCTGTGCTGCACCGCCTCGGACTGGCGGCTGGAAACCGGCCAGGTGGAGGCGTCGTGCCAATCATCGTAGTGGGAAAGGTACTCATCCGGGTCAAGCTCTGCACCGTCCTGCACCTTGTAGAAAAACTCGCCGTTAGAGGAGGTGGAAGGCCAGTACATGAGCCGGGATGCCTCGTAAGTGGTATCGTCAAATAGGTCGATACCGATCTCCTTTGCCACCATGCGGGCGACTGCCGGATATTCCTCCTCACTGATTTCCCGCTTCAGCGGAATGAGCAAACGAAGGCGGGGATGCTCCGGCGTGTGTTTATGGGTGGAATAGACGCAGCACTTGAAATCGTGGAACAGCGTAATTTCATCCCAGATATCCGGGGTGCCGTAGTCCATATCCAGCGTGAGCAGAGAGCGGCACAGCACCATGCCGTTTTTGCGGCGACCTTCCCGGAGATGCCCTCCGACGAAGCCGCCCACATCCTTGATGCCGTCCTGCTGACCCTTTTTCAGCTTGCGGTATTCTTCGACCGTTTCGGTGGTGCGGATGGTGCTGCCGCAGCGGGCGCAGAGATCCGCCCAGGAGATGTCCTGATTCTTCCACTTTTTATCCATGCGGCTATTGCCGACTGCGATCTTCATCTGTGTACCTCCTCACAGTTTTCGGTAAAGTAACGGATAAGCTGACCTTTTCGCTTTGCTTTCTCGATCTCGATGCTCATGCCGCTGGTGATTTTCTCTCCAAACACCCACAGCTCGGCGCATTTGGAGAGTAGGACGATGTCCATGAACAGTGCCAAGTCACGCTCCCTGCGGTCATTGTCGTTCATGAATTGGGTGAAATAGATGTGCGGCGCGATGGGTACGCACCCAGCTTCCACGGCGAAGCGGCAGTAAGTACGGGCGTTCTCCTGGTTTTTCACCAAATCCCCGGCCAGCGGAGAGCAGATATACACCACAGGACGGAAGGCCCGGAGTACCTTGGCTTCCTGCTCGATCTTCGTCAGCGCCTCGTAGGCAGTGGGGTCGTAATACCCCTCGCAATTGAATTTATTGACTCCCATTTGGGTCACCTCAGTCTTTCTTATAAAAATCGCAGACATAGCCGTCTGCCCGGAGCAGAAGCCCCGATGCCCAAGTGGGCGTTTGCCCCATGACGGAGCAGATATTCTCCAAAGAAGTATCCGGCGGTGCTTCGATGACCGCTTCATCGTGGACGTGCATGACGATGCGGTACCCGGCAGCATTCAGCCGGAGCATAGCTTCCGCAAGAATGTCCCTTGCTGTTGCCTGGACGATGTTCTCCACGAACTTGGGCCCGTAGCTTTCCAGCCGCAGCCACTTTTTCTGTTCGCCGACACCTTCATAGGTCACGGACTCATTGCCGAAGCGGTTCAGACCCATTTTCGGCTTCACATACACGAGCCGTCTGCCGGAAGGCAGCACCACGAACATCATGCCGCTCTGATAATAGAAGCGAATGCCGTGTGTTTCTGTGGCAGTTCGCTCTCGGACGCAGGTGGAAGCTGCTTTGTCCACATCCCACCAGAACTTTGTAATATGGGGGTTGGACAGACGCCAGGCATCCACCAGCGGTTTCAGTTCTTCTTCCTGTAAGCCGTAGTTCAGTGCGCCCATTGCTTTCAGCGCACCCACGGAGCCACCGTAGCCCAGAGCCAGCTCGGCAATTTTGCCTTTCTGCCGCAGATGCCCGTTCACACCGTGCTTTTCCACGGGGACATGGAACATCTGCGAAGCGGAAGCGCAGTAAATGTCGCCACCGTTTGCAAAAACATCCTGCCGCCAATGCTCCCCAGCGATCCATGCGATGACCCTCGCCTCGATGGCGGAGAAGTCTGCCACATAAAAACGGCAGCCGGGTTTCGGCACAAAGGCGGTGCGGATAAGCTCGGACAGTACCAGCGGCACGGAGTCATAGAGCATTTCCACGGCGTCCGTATTGCCGATGCGGACCAGTGCCCGTGCGGTGTCCAGATCCGGCAGATGGTTCTGCGGCAGGTTCTGCACCTGGATGAGCCGACCGGCATAGCGGCCGGTGCGGTTGGCCCCGTAAAACTGGATAAGCCCTCTGGCCCGGACATCCGAACCCACCACGGTCTGCATGGCCGTGTATTTCTTGACGCTGCTCTTGGCAAGCTCCTGCCGCAGGGAGAGCGCCAGCTCCACTTCACCGTCCGCTTTTTCGAGCATATCCGCCACGGCGGCTTTGGAGAGTGAATCTGCCTCCACGCCTTTTTCGGCAAGCCACGCCTTGAGCTGCACCGGACTGTTGGGGTTATCCAAGCCGGTGACGGAGCGAGCCTGCTCCATGTACGTCCGCTTGAAGCGTTCATCACAGCGAATCGCCTGGGTGACGAGGGTGCGGTCGAGCATGATGCCCCGGTCATTGATCTGCTGGTCGAGGGTGTAGTTACGCCACTCCGACTCCGTGACCGGGAACTTGGAGAGCTTCTGCTGAATGGACATTTCCGTTTCAACATCCCGAAGGTTGTAGGCTTTGAAAAGCGACCATTTCTCCAGCGCATCTGTCGGATAATGTCGAATGGGCGAACCGTCTCTTGCTTTTGCCGGGGTGCAGAAATACCGAATGAGGTCTTTGCCTTCTTTGAGTTTCTGCTTTTCGAGGCCCAGCACGGCGCCGACGCCTTCCAGCGAAAGCGGCAGTCCCAGGGTCGCCGCCCAGACCATCGTGCAGTGCCAGGAGGACGGGTCGAGATATTGTCCGGTTGGGTATCCAAGATAGCGGGACAGACACACACGCTCGAATTGTGCATTGAATGCCCATTTGGTCACGGCAGGGTCGGTCAGCGCAGAGCGGACATCGGCAGGAAGCGTTTCTCCGGCAGTCAGATCCACGACCTGCACCGGTGCACCGTCTGCGGAGTAGCCGAAGAGCAGCACCTCAAAGTCTGGGGCTTCGGCATAGCGGTACACGCCGCATTTGGTGAGGTTCTCTGAGGAGAATGTCTCAATATCGATGCTAAGTGTTTTCATACGCATTCCTTCCTACGGAATATGGGTGGCAGAGGTCAATTTCTGCCACCCACAGAGCCGTCTGGGGTTACTTCAACTCCTTCATGCGCTTCTCGTGGTATTCCAGGTCACGGGAAGCCTGTTCCTTCTCACGCTTTTCACGCTTGTGGTCATTGCTGATGCCCTGCACCAACCAAACGAAGAAGCCGATGCTGAGGCAGGCCCAGATGCCAAGGAGGGCGGTTACCAGGATGTTCTGAATCAGTTCCATTGTGTTGCACTCCTTTCTCAGGACAGGAAGTCGTCGTCCAGGTCGGTGGCGAAATCGTCAGCTGCAGAGGACTTGCCGCCGAGAGGCTCACCGTCACGAACCTTCTGGATGTTGCCAAGACCACAGGCGATGCCGCGGTTACCGTTGGAATTGAAGGCGTAGAAGTTGACGGACACTCTGGCGTAGCAGCCGGAATACACCTCGGAGCGGTCAAGGATCGGCTGGACGCTGCGGTCCACGATCTGGGGAGCGGTGGTGCTGTTGGCGTTTACGAAGAAGCTGTTCTTGTAGGCTTCATCGTCACGCTCGGTATCGCCGTCACGGAGCGGGAGCTTCAGAGCCGCCTTGTTGGGGATCTTCCCGCCGAACTTGGCGACGCCCTCCTTGATGGCAGCGTCCACGGCGGCGTTGATGGCGTCGAGGGTCTGCTTGTCGGATTTCGGAATAATGAGGGACACGGAATACTTGGGGTTGCTGCCGTTAATAGAGGCAGGCTCCCACACGTTTGCGTAGGACAGGCGGACAACGCCGGTCACAACTTTGGTCGAATTCATCTTGTTAGCCATAATTACAGTTCTCCTTTATAGTCGGTAAAGTCTTGTTTTGCACCCGTGGTCGTAATAGCCGGACGCCGGTCGGATGCGGGAACGAGCGTCGGCTTTCCTTTGGGCTTGACGACCAGACTGCCGAGCACCTCAGCAAAGGTCTTTTTGCCCATGAGCTTCTCCATCTCAGTGATGGGAATGAGGGACTTTTTGAAGATGTCGGTATACCCGGCCGCACGGGCAGCAGCGACAACGGCATCCTCGTCGGTGTACTTGCGATTGGTGCGGCTCTCCACCAGCTTGTAGCCGGGCCACTGTTTTCCGTGGTTGACCGCTGCGTCCTGGGCGTAGGCCATGAGCTCATTCGCCCATTTGGTGAGATCATCCAGCTTGCCGAGAATGTCGCCGATCTCCGCATCGGAAAGCAGAGGCGGCTGGGCAAATTCGTATTTGGCAAGTTGGAGCTTGGCATCAGCTCTGGCTCGGCACTTGACCGCCGCCTTGCAGAATTGGCACCAGCTTCCGGGGCGGTATTCACCTTCGCCTTTGAAGGCAAGCTCGGCCTTGGGTTTCAGTGTCTTTTCCGCCCAATCACGAAGCTCGGCAACGGAAATGACCCAGGTGCTGACATTCTCTCGGCGCGGCTGGTAGATGGTCATAGAAACTGTCTCAATGTCGTAGAGACAATCGAAGATACGGAGTGCGCCGAGCGCATACAGCATCATCTGCGGATTTTCCTCGGCATTCACCAACACGCCCTGGCCGTACTTCAGATCGATAATGTGGAGGAGCTTGTCCGCCACGATAAGGCAGTCGCCGGTGCCGAAGCCATCCGGCACATAGCAGGAGAAGTCCAGCCGCTGCTCAATGAGCACCTTGGGGTCCGGGCAGTCCTGCCGGGCTTCCTCAATGGCTTCCAGAACGAACTCCAGGTAACTGTCCGTGTACATCTCCATCTCGTCGGAGTCGTACTTGCTGACCGGGCGGGTGGAGCGCATCTTCAGTGCCTTGCGGAGCTTGTGTTCTGCAAGGGCATGAGCGGCAGTCCCTTCTGCGGCAGCGTCCGTTTCTCTGTCCTCGAACTCCAATTCCAACCTTGCGGATGGGTTGCAGTGGAGCCAGCGGTGGGAGGAAGAGGCCGAGAGGACTGCGTGACGATTAGGGGGCATCTTTCAGCACCTCCACATCCTTGAGCAGCGCCTCATAGTGCTTGGGGTCGATGCCGGAGAGCTTCGGAGCGCCGTACTTTTTAAGGAGCGCCTGGATCTCGGCCGTGAATCCGGCTCGGCTCTTTTCACCGAGGACTGCTCGGACCTCTTCCAGCGTCAGTTCCTTCTTGGGAGCGGGTGCAGGCGTCTTCGCCTCTGCATCGACAGTCGGCTCATTCTGCAGCATGGCATCTGCCACAGCCTGAACGCTGTCCGCCAGGGAGCGAAGGTCCTCGACCACATCGAGCAGGAGCTTGACCTTACTCATGTACACCACCTCCCATCGGAACTTCGGTGATGGCAATGGACTCGACCGAGTTGCCGGGAACCACGACCATGACCTTCTGCTTGGGACCCAGAAGCAGGGTGAAGAGTTTCTCGCGGATGCTGACCGTTCTGCAAGCAACTACGCCGCCGTTTCTGGGCTTGTCTGAAACACGGATATTCAAGTTGTGTCTCATACGGGGTTACCGTCCTTTCCGGAGGGCTTGTATTTTGTTGCCTTCCGGTGTACCCAGAAAAATCGTGGATTTGTCAGGGTGTCTGGCGGAAAATTTTCAAAAACTTTTTTCTGCCTGCCTCGATGGACTCGGAAACAGACTGAAAGCTGGCCTCTTCGATGGCAGCGATTTCCCGCAGGGTCTTGCCGTTTGCGTACAGTCGAAGCCGGCGCTGCTGGGTGGCAGTTAAATGCGAGAAGGCTTCTCGGATACGAGCGGTCTGTTCTGCCGAATCATCCTCTACGGCATATTCGTCGCAAGCACCGTACTCCTCGCCCTCGTAGTCGATGGCGTCGTAGGAGTAGCAATGGTAGCGATGACGCTCGTCCTGCGCGTGCTCCGCCTTACGGCTGTCGATGATGACGGCACCGATTTCGTCAGAAACCTCGACCTCCGTCACTGTTCCGTCCAAGAATGCGTATTTGATTTTCATAATGTGTCCTTTCCGCTTGAGACGGCACTGAGCGGTCGGGACACAAAAAGAGCCGGTGGTCACGATGGGACACACCGGCAGACAGAACCTACAAGAAGGCATGGCAAAGCACGGTGGGTACATCGAGTTCAAAAAATCCTTGGTGGGGTTTTCGGTTCTCCATGTATCCCGCCGCCTCTAATGCGCATCTCAAGGCTTTGAGATTAAATTTGGTGGGGCTACTTGCCCCAAGGGGTATATAAGGTTTTTCGGGTTTATGGGAAAAACAAAAGACGGCCGGGACATAGCGCGCCCCATATAGGGGAGGCTAAATCCTGGCCGTCTTGCAGCTCTGCGGACTTGTTATTCTCTTTTGTGCTTACGCAGCACGGGGATGGCTTTTTACATGAAAAGCCCTTGTGCTGATTCGCGTCATAACCGTTTCGGTATCTCGCAGTGTTACTGTGAAGCTGTCGCCCACAGGCACGGTCATTCTTACCGCACGGTCTTTGTGCTGGATCTCAACGATCCCTGTCTGGGCATCCGCCATGCAGACGAGATGTCCTTTACAATCTCGGTACGCTACCATCGGGGTCCTCCTTTCTTGCTGTAGTCATAGGCACCACCTCCTTAATGTTACCTTGTTAGCAAACTTGCTAACGCTTGCTGTAAAAAAACACAGCGGGCGGTAAAACCCGCTGTAGTTTTCGATATGGACGCTCAAGAACCGACCACGCCTGCAAAATCCATGATGGCAGAAGCGTAGGAATAATCGGTCGTATCGCTGGTTTTGATGTAACCGAGGTCTTTGAGCCTGTTTGTCGCCGCCTGGATGGAAACATCAAAGCAGTTGGACAGATTTGCCACCAAAAGGGCACGAGATACAGGGTTCTTGAGCTTGTCCCTGAAAGGCCGCACCACGAGATCCACCGAACACTTCGGCATCAGAACGGCAGCGGACAGGTGGTTTGCCTGCCACTCCATCCAGTCATGGTCGTCCCATTTGCGAGTGTCCGATTTATTTGTCATGCCATTGTCGACTCGGCATTGTATCATGGGGGCAATGAGCTCATCGTCAAAAATGGATACCTGGTCGGGGTTATACGTGAAATAGCTGGAATGGAAGATGTCATGCCCACCCTCATGTCCGAGTGTGAAGCGGTAACGATGTCGTTGGCTCTCATCCAGAAGGCGGTTGTCGATGATGACGGTACGGGCCTTGGCGCTGATATACTCCGCCCGATTTGTGGCAGGGTCAAAAACCGGCACCTTATTGGTGTCGTTAAAAACAGTCATCCCAAGGTACACGCCATTGTGGGACAGATATTGATAATCCGGCGTCATTCCGAGATAGAATTCGATAAAGCCTTCAATGTCCACGGGCGAAGGATTTGTAAGGACCTCCGGCTGAAAATCCTTTACGAACCGCTCTCCAATGGCATCGATCTCGGCTTTGCTCAAAATCGGTACGCCGTTGTTCTTCACTCGAAGAGAGGGAGTGTACAT